GACAAGGTCAAGGACGATCTCGATCTGAGCGCCGGTCTCGAGGCAGCGGCAAAGCGACTTGAGACGGCTGGGAAGACGTTCGATGCGTTCGATCGGATCTACAAGACGCGGCAACACCAAGCTCTAAAGGATGCGATCGCGTTCCTGAAGCTTGAGATGGTGGAGGCATGATGGGACCGCTTGAAGAGATGAACAACCTGCTTCGGAACTTGCTGATGGCCCAGCGCTGCGCGCACGTGCACCACTGGCAGACCACGTCGTTCGCAAAGCACCTGGCACTTGGAGAGCTGTATGAGCTCCTCACGAAGTACGCCGATGACTTCGCTGAGATGTACATGGGCGCGGAGAGCGGGAACGTCGTTTCTCCAGACCAGTCGGATCCAAATCACTTCAGCCAGCAGGATCCTGTAGAGTTCGTGCGGCAGCTCATGGACGTGCTGACCTCGCTGAAGTCAGCCGTGGTGAACTACGGTTTCCTGCTGAACAAGTACGAAGAGATGCAGGGTGAAATCGCTCGCATCAAGTACAAGCTGGAGCGGCTAGCATGAGCACACCATCTGACTTCGCTGAACCCGAAGAAGAGTTCAAGTCGTACAAGAAGCTCGACGATCTGCCACCGCGCGGAGCGAAGCTGAACTCGAAAGACGACGTGATGAAGGCGATGGCGGTCCTGCATCGCATGATCCACGCGCAGGCAAAGGCGTACGGTGGAAAGAACTCGAAGCTCCTGCCAGTCGGCATCGCCGAACAGGCGCCGACCTTCAAAACCTTCCTAAAACTTATCGACGCCGAGCGCCGGTGAAGGATAAATAGCGGATGGCAGAACCATCCGTTCATTTCATTCACGGGCTGAACAGCTCGCACCACTCATTCGCGTACCTAGCGAAGGAGCTCGGACTGAAGGCGAAGATCGACTACGAGTCGCATCAAGCTCTCACTGATTCGGTCCTTCAGGTTGCGAAGCAACTCCCAAAGAACGAACCAATCATTCTTGTCGGGCACTCGCTCGGCGGCGTGATTGCGATGTTGATCGCGCACGCGAAGACGCACGACATTCAGAAGGTTGTCACGATCAGCTCTCCACTGGCTGGATCAAAAGCTGCAGCGTTCGCACGCTGGATTGTTTCCGGTCTGAAGGTTCTTGGAGACATCACACCGAGTTCGGTCGCCATGAAGCTCATTGAGGCTGAGAAAGCACCATGCCCGGTACTGTCGATCATCTCTACTGGTGGCGGCCTCTCCACCGCAGGCGAACCAAACGACAGTGTCGTCACGGTCGCATCACAACGAGCCCTTCCGTACGCGAAGAAGGTTGAGGTCAAGGCGAATCACTTCGAAATTCTGATGCACGACAAGGTCATCGACGCGGTTCGCAAGTTCATTCAACCGCAAAGCTAATGGCAAATCCAAATCTAAAGCGCGCGCACGCCACGTCCGAGTTCAGTGCTGAGAACATTGCGGACCTGCGTCGCTGCCAGACCGATCCGATCTACTTCCTTGAGAAGTTTGTGAAGGTTTCGCACCCAACGAAGGGTGCGGTACCGTTCAAGCTGTACGACTACCAGAAGGAAATGGTTCTCGCGATCCACGAGAACAAAGACACCGTGCTGCTGTGTTCGCGACAGATGGGTAAGACCACCGTCGCCGCGATGTACATCCTGTGGCTCGCCACGTTCCACAAGAACTCACGGTGCGTGATCGCCTCGAAGGCCATGAACCACGCGGTTGAAATTCAATCACGTATCAAGTTCGCGTACGAAGAGCTCCCGCACTGGCTGAAGTGCGGTTGCACGTTCTACAACCGCACATCTATCGAGTTCGACAACAAGTCCGTCATCATCTGCGAAGCAACGTCTGAAAAGACTGGTCGAGGTGGTTCGCCAACGATCCTGTTCCTCGACGAAATTGCGTTCATCTCAAAGCGCATTCAAGACGAGATGTGGAGCTCGATCGCACCATCTCTTGCAACGGGCGGTAAGCTCGTTATCACGTCAACGCCGAACGGCGACTCTGACTTGTTCGCGCAGCTCTGGCGTGATGCAATGTCTGGTGTGAACTCATTCAAGCCGCTGCAGTTCCTGTGGTGGATGAATCCGAACTACGACCAGAAGTACTACGACGAGATGAAGGGGAAGCTCGGCCCTGTGAAGACGAAGCAGGAACTGGACTGTGAGTTCCTGTCGAGCGACGCGCTGTTGATCAACTCCATGCGGCTGAACGGGCTGCGTTGGAAGGAGCCTCTCTGGACATCTCTTGGCTTCAACTTCTGGGTTCCTGAAGAAGAGCTCGGTGGTCGGAACAAGATCTACATGGTCTCACTCGACCCAGCAACAGGTGGCGGTGGCGACTTCTCCGCAATCGAGGTCTTTCAGTTCCCTGACATGAAGCAGGTCGCCGAGTACCGCACGAACGACGTGAACATTCCGATGCTGTACGGAAAGCTCACGTGGATTCTGAGGAAGCTCACTGAGCTGAAACCAAACGGCCGCTCTGAAGTACTCTGGACGTTTGAACGGAACGGCATTGGTGAAGCTATCTCAGCGCTGTTCTACAACGATGAGCACCAAATCGAGGAAGCTGAGCTTGTGTCAGACAACCCAGCGAAGTTCGGCGTGTTCACGACCGGTCGCCAGAAGGTTCTGAGCGCGCTGCAGCTGAAGTCCATCGTTGAGAAAGCGACTGAAGGAAACATCGAGCTGAATTCAAAGTACCTGATCCATGAGCTGAAGCACTTCATCGCGAAGGGTGGTTCATATCAGGCGAAGAAGGGGTACACCGACGACTGCGTGATGGCGCTGCTCGGTATCATGCGCCTGTTGAAGCGGCTGTCCGAGTACAACGAAGATGCGTTCAAGCGTGTGCACGAGTACGTCGATCCAGATGCTGGCATGGACGATTCAGACGAGCCGATGCCGTTCGCGATTGTTTGATCGGGTTCAAGATCCGCTGGGTTCACCTGGGGCTACAATACCCAGATGAATCGACAGACCCGGTTGAACGAGATCCACGAGCAACTCGTTCGTGAGAACATGTCAAGCTCGAACATTCAGGTTGCGTGCGACCTGCTCAGTGTTCTGTCAGACGACCAGCTGTTCGTCACGTCTTGCCGGTTCTGGCTCGCGCGACCTAGCAATCGGGATGACGAACACGCAGGTCAGGTAAGATGCTACAATGCAAACACCTGACCTGATCAATGGCGCGTTCGAAGCGCTCGGCTCCCTGTTCATCTTGAACCACTGCCGTGCGCTGTGGAAGTCAAAGCAAGCGCACGGGGTCTCGTTGTTGTCCACTACGTTCTTTAGCGCGTGGGGGTTCTGGAACATCTTCTACTACCCGCACCTCGACCAGATGCTGAGCTTTTACGGAGGGCTGGCGATCTGCGCAGCAAATCTCCTCTGGATCAGCTTGATCTGGTACATCCGCAGAATGGAAGTCAAGTGACAATCTCAATCCTCGTGACCTGGCAAGACCGGAACATGGACGTGCAGTCGCGTTCGTTCTCGTCCATGCTCGACACCGATCCGATGGGCGGTGCGCTGAAGCTCATGGAAGTGAAGCGCAAGGAGGGCATGCGGCACGTCAGCATGAGCGTCGAGAACTCAGACTCAGTTGGCCAGCCTGGCGTGGATTCGATCGTAGACGGGAAGACTCCCGACGGTCATGCGTACGAGTGGTCGAAGCAGCACCGCGGCTCCGGTCCGCGCAAGGAGTGATCATGGCTGAATGGAAGATGCCCGTCCTGGCTTGCTCCGCGTTCGCACAGGACAAAGACGATCCTGATCTGTTCACGATCGGCTCGTCACCACCCTCCGAAGATTTCGAGTTCGACTTCACCGCTGGTGGTGAGAACGTCGTGATGACCCCATCACGCGGCTGGACTACCGAAACCGGTACAAAGGTCGCTGAATTTCGCCCTGCGTACTGGAAACGGTACGAGGGGCGCCGTGCAAAACTCCGTGTCCAGTTCTGCTGGTGAGAGGCTCAGATGCTACCGCTGTTTCCATTCTTCTGGTTCATGTTCCCGTTTATGGTGATGTGCCCATGGATGCCACTTCCAATCTCGCGCTGAAGCTGCACGATCGAGAGCACGAAGCAGTTCGTGCGCTTGGTGAGTGCATCGGGTACGGCCGTCTGATCCAGCTTGCTCACGAGCTCTGGGACGAGACCCTCGGCTTCGAGCACTCGACAATGTTCGAGCTCGCGGGCGCCGAGATCATTCTCGAGAATGACGCCAAGAAGCCGCGCACGGAAGCTGAGGTTTCCGCCGAGTTCAAGAAGCAACTCATCGCGCTGCTCAAGCGTTGGAACGCCGAGCTCGAGGCGAAAGATCACTGGACAGGGTACGCCGAGTGCGGCCAAGACGTGCGCATGACCGTCT